ATCTGGGCCAAGGTTCCGATGTTTTTCTAGGTACAAGTGTTCACTAAGGTAGTCTGCCTATGCGGGTAAACCGCGCACAACTCGCAGACGTTATCGGTAAAACCGATAAGACGATTCAGGTATGGCTTGATGAGGGGCTTCCTCGCGTCTACTCGGGTGGCACTGGAACCGAGTCTGTCTACGACACCGCCGAAGTCATCCGATGGATGATCGCCCGCGAGACCGGCAGCCGAGACGACGACGGCAACGTCATCGTGTTCGAGGCCGAGCGCGCACGCCTGACGAAAGAGCAGGCAGACAAGGCTGCCATGCAGAACGCGGTGACACGCGGCGTCCTGGTGGATGTCAACGATGTTGCGAAACACTGGGGCGGGCTGTTGACGAACTGCAAAACGAAACTGCTGGCCATCCCCACGAAGGCTGCTCCGATGGTCATCGGCAGCAAGTCGTTGCCGCAGGTTCGTGAGGTTCTGGAACGATTCATTCGAGAGGCGCTGCATGACCTCATATCTGCAAATCCCACTCCTGACAGAGGCGGTCAGGCTGGCACTGACGCCACCTCCCAACCTGACGGTGAGCCAATGGGCCGACCTGCACCGGAGACTAAGCGCCGAAAGCAGCGCGGAGCCGGGTCAGTGGATAACTGATCGGGCTCCGTTCCAGCGTGGTCTGATGGATGCTGTGAATGATCCGAGCCTGACCGAGATATGGGTGATGAAGTCGGCGCAGGTCGGGTGGACGGAGTGCCTTAACAACGTCATCGGGTACTACGCAGACCAAGATCCGGCCCCGATGTTGCTTATTCAGCCAACTCTGGAGATGGCGAACGCATGGAGCAAGGACAGACTTGCGCCGATGGTGCGTGACTCGCCGCGACTGACGCACAAGATTGCTGACAGTAAGGCGAAGGACTCAGGGAATACGTTGCTGCACAAGTCTTTTGTCGGTGGGCACATCACGATAGCGGGAGCCAACTCACCGGCAGGGCTGGCATCGCGTCCGGTTCGCATTGTCCTGTTCGATGAGGTTGACAGATACCCTAACTCTGCCGGCGCGGAGGGTGACCCGGTGTCGCTGGCAAGGAAACGGACTACGACTTTCTGGAACCGCAAACTGCTGGCCGGTTCAACGCCGACGATCAAGGGCAAGAGCCGGATTGAAGCAGGCTTTCAGATGGGAGATCAGCGCCGGTATTTCGTGCCGTGCCCGCACTGCGACACTATGCAAACGCTCAAGTGGGCATTCGTGACGTGGCCTGACGGTGACCCGGAATCCGCGTGGTACGCCTGCGAGTCGTGCGGGTGTGCCATCACGGACAACGACAAGGGCGGAATGCTGGCCCGTGGCGAGTGGCGGGCAACGGCGGAACCGAAACGGGCCGGCATTGCATCGTTCCACATTAACGAACTCTACTCGCCGTGGGTGACGTTCGGGCAGATGGCCGCGTCATTCTATGAGGCCAAGCGGCTGCCGGACACGTTGCGGACCTGGGTCAATACCAGCCTCGGGGAACCTGACGACGTGACCGGCGACACGGTGGATGAAACCGGGCTGCTGGAACGGCGCGAGGTTTACCCTGCGGAGGTGCCTGCTGGCGTTGTCATGCTGACCTGCGGCGTTGACGTGCAGGACAACCGGATAGAGCTGGAGGTGGTAGGGCACGGCGTCGGGCAGGAAACGTGGTCAATCGCTTACAAAACAATCGAGGGCGACCCCGGTCAGCACCCGTCACATTCGCCGCTGTGGCAGCAACTCGACGAATACCTAAACCAGACATTCGACCACGAGTCCGGCATCGGTATGAGGATTGCCGGGACGTGTATAGACACAGGTTATAAGACGGACATGGTTTATGCATTTTGCAAACCTCGGTTTGCCAGGCGGGTGTTCGCCATCAAGGGCATCGGCGGGCAGGGCAGGCCGGCGGTGACCAAGCCGACCAGGAACAATGCCGGCGGCGTTCGGGTGTTTGCGTTGGGGGTTGACACCATCAAAGAGCTGGTTTACTCGCGTCTGAAAATCGCGGAACCGGGTCCGGGCTACTGTCATTTTCCGGCAGATCGGCATCTTGCGTTTTTTGAAGGCTTGACCTCTGAAAAACTTATTACGACATACTTCAAGGGGAAAGAACTGCGCAAGTGGGTTGTGAAGTCGCAGCACGTCCGCAACGAACCGTTGGACTGTCGCGGGTACGCGGTGGCCGCGCTGGAAATCCTCGGCGTAGACCTCGACAAAAAAAGCAAAACAATGGCTCGGCGCATGTCCGAGCGTGAACAGAAACAACCGGATCCAGAAGTTGAGCCGGTGAAGCCGCAACCGCAGGCGCGAAAAGTCGCACGACCGCAACCGCCCAGGCGTGGCGGGTGGGCAACAGGCTGGAGGGGTTGAGTGACAAACGCTTTTGATTCTGCGAACTACCCGACAACGGAACCGAGTGAACTGGTCATCGGTGACCGCTGGCTATGGAAGCGCGCAGACCTTGGCAGCCTGTACGCGCCGGCTGATTACTCGCTGACCTACGTTGCTGACAAGCAGGCAGCGGGCAGCACATCATTCAGTATCACCGCCACCGAGTCCGGCAGCGAGTACCTGATAGAAGTCGCAAGCGCCACCACGGCGGCGTACATGGCAGGAACTTACAACTGGCAGGCGTACATCACGCGCACATCAGACAGTCAGCGTCTGTCCGTCGCCCGTGGTCAGTGGTCAATCCTTGCGAACTTGTCAGCGTCAACGGCTGACCCTCGCTCGCACGTCAAGAAAGTCCTAGACGCTATCGAGGCCGTCATCGAATCGCGGGCGTCTATAGATCAGATGTCGTACAGCATCGCCGGGCGCTCGCTGGCACGCACACCGATCACTGACCTGCTAGTCCTGCGTGACAAATACAGGGGCGAATACGTGCGCGAGCTTGACGCCGACCGCGTGTCGCGTGGCCTTGCGCGGAAAAACAAATTGCTGGTGAGGTTTAAGTGAGCGCGACACTAGACTGGTTCCGTCGCACGTTCTCTGTTCCTGACGTGAAGCCGGAGCAGAAACGCTCGGTAGATTACGCGGCTGCAATGAATAGCAGACTAACTGCCGGCATGGCGTCGTATTCACTGTCAGCGAATCAGGAGATATACCGAAGCCTGCGCGCATTGCGCGCACGTTCGCGCGAACTCGCACGGGACAATGCGCACGCAAAGAAGTTCTTGCAGATGGTAGAGTCGAACGTCATCGGCCCGGATGGCATCATCCTGCAAAACAAGGCCGGCGACTATCAGGCCGATGGCACGCTGAAACTCGACAACATCGCAAACAATCAGATTGAGCGTGCATGGCGCGAGTGGGGCAAGCGCGGAGTCTGCGAGATTACCGGCAAGATGTCGCTCGCCGCTGTTCAGCGGTTGTACGTTCGCACGATGGCGCGCGACGGTGAAGTGCTGCTGCGTATCATCCGTGACAAGCGCAACCGCTACGGGCTGACGGTGCAATTCATTGACGTTGACCGTCTCGACGAACGCCACAACGACACTCTCGATAACGGTCGAATCATCCGCATGGGGATAGAGTTGGACGCCGACGGCAAGGCCGTTGCGTACCACATTCTGAACCAGCATCCTGGCGATTGGATGGCGCGCACAGACATTCAGGCGCAGCGCGTCCGCATTCCGGCGGATGAAATCATTCACGACTTCGTGTGCGAGCGCCCGGAACAGATTCGCGGCGTGCCGTGGATGCACGCGGCCATGCTGCGACTGTCGCACCTTGGGGCGTTCGATGAGGCGGCCATCATCGCGGCCCGCATCGGCGCGGCGAAAATGGGTTTCTTCACCGCCGAAGATGGCGACATCAGCAACATGTCGGACGATGAGGACGCTGCCGGAAATCTCATGACCGAGGTTGACCCCGGCATGTTCGGTGTTCTGCCGAAGGGTTACGACTTCAAGGCGTTTGACCCGAAGTACCCGGAAGCGAATTACGACGGGTTCACGAAAGCCTGCCTGCGCGGCATCGCGTCCGGGTTCGGCGTGTCGTACAACTCGCTGGCATCAGACCTAGAAGGTGTTTCCTATTCGTCGATTCGTCAGGGCGTACTTGATGAGCGCGACAGTTGGAAAACGATTCAGGCGCACATGTGTGACGGGCTTATGGGCCGGCTGTATTCCGCTTGGCTGGAAGTCGCCTTGCTGCGTGGTGCTATAGGAAACCTGCCGGCGTCGAAGTTGGCGAAGTTCAAGGCAGACACCTGGCAGCCGCGCCGCTGGCAATGGGTTGATCCAAAGAACGATATTGAGACTGCGAAGTTGTCTATTGAGTTGGGCGTGAAGTCGCGCCGGCAGATTGCGGCGGAACAGGGCGACGACCTAGACGAAGTGTTGCTGGAATTGCAGCAGGAGCAGGAGAGGATGCGGCAGTTGGGGTTGATTTCTGTCACTTCCGAAAACGCAACGCCACCACAATGACCGGCGGGTTATAAATATCCCATGACTAC